TATTACTCTAGCTTCTTGTGGAAGAGTAGCAGTAACATCATAAGTACCATTGGCGTTTGATGTTTGTTCAGAACCAAGAATGGTTACAGGTATAACCTGGACATTACCACGATAATTTGATTTAGTTACAATACCTGCAGCTGTATCAGATGCAGTTAATGCTGTAACTTCTGTAGATTTAGCCATTTAACTTCTCCTTATGATCCTAATGTCATTGTTGTACCTTCTTTAGAAGGAATCACAATAACTTTTTCTTCTTCCATACGAACAGCACCAAACTCTGCTTTCATATACGCATAATAATTAAATGACTTATCAGCACGTTCGCTAATCTTAGTAGTCATGTCTGGGTTAATTTCCAATAATGCAGCGTCTTGAACGAATGCATAAACAGCACGATAGTGCTGATCGCCAGTTGTTCCGCCATCTCCATCAACTGCTGACCATGTGCCTGTAGCTGTGTCGATATTGCTATCAGCAATATTAATAGTAGCACCTGTATTGCTTGTAGCATTAGTACCTAAGCTTACAGCTTTACTGCTACTATATGGAAGTATGTTAGAGACGCAAAACTTAGCACCCATGTAATCATATATTCCAATACTACCATCAATAGGTCGTTTTGCAGTATAATCAAAGTTAACAAACTGCTCATCAGACATCATGTCACGCCATTGATTCCAGCTAATTTTGAAAACAGGTGCGTTAGCTTCTATATCTACTGAAAGATTTCCAAACTGAGTAAGTGCTCCTAAGAACCTTTCATAAGTAAATCCTTCAGTAATAGTAGATGCAGAACCATTTGTTCCAGTTGCACCATCATCATCAATCATGTTATTTGCGTTTGTTAAGTATTGAGTAGTTTCGCCATTAACACCACCTGCTGCTCCACCTAGCAATGCTTGGTCAAGAGTAATATCTTCTTGACGAAGAAACTTGTTCTTCATTGCAGTTAATTTAGCTGATCGTGGGTCAGTTCCCATTTTGCTAACGTCTGCCCAGTCCATGAACTGACCATCTTGGTAAGCAATACGAGTTGTGCGTCTACGACTATAATCAATATCAGATACAGGTGAATCCCCGAATCTGTTTGTTACTTTCTGAGGTAATCCACCACCAGAAGTGCGTTGGTAAACACCTTCTTTACGGAACAAATCGCCTGTAGCGAGCTGAACGTATTGACGGAGTTTCCCACCTTTAGTTTCAACAGTCTCTCTAATAGCTCTGTCAAAACCAATTACATATGTGTCTAGAAGATTTCCAGCCATAATATTCTCCTTAAATAATATTTTAAATAATTAGTTTTATTCGGCTGTGAGTATCCACCACATGTGGGTCTAGCCTAGTTTTAGGTCATCACCTCAGATTGTCTACCAGGCTCTTACGAGGTATCCGTTTCAAATCTGACCGCCTTATATTAAATAAGTTACAATATTGTCAAGATATAATTAATAATTAGCACCCTTCAACTCAGCCATCTTACTTAATACCTCTTCATGCTCTCTCATCATGCGTTGATATGTAGCGTCATTGTAGTTTGGATACTCGTTTAATTTAGTCCTGATTTCCGTTAATTGATCTTCTAATGTGTACATATTATCTTGTTGTCTAGATTCAATAAGTACATCATTGTCAATTAATGGTACAACATTGTCATGCCATAACTTTAGGAATAGTGGATTGTTTGCAATGCCCGGTTCATCTTTCAAATCACCTAATCCCATTGCATCTAGTGATGTGGCAACTTTTGCTAAGTTGTAATCGTATGAATCACCTTTCCATTCTTCACGCAAACTTGTTTCAGCGTCATGTAAAGATTGTTCATACTCAGCATCTTCATCGACTATCATATTGCTTGCTCTTTCAAGCTCCCAATTTACAAGTGCTTCTGCCGCACTTTTAGATAATCCATTTTCAGCTGCAAATGCTTTAAACTCATTGATTCGATCTTCATCTACCTCAATGCCTTCTGGAGCATTAATATTAAAATCGTAATCTTCTGCTGAAGAACCGATTCCCATAATTGAATTGCGTGTAGCAATATCGTTTTCGTCTTCTGATGTCCAGAACTCTTCAGCCTTACGACCTGCCATGCTCTGAGCATTTATTGCACCTTTGACTAAATCGACAGGATTATCGTATTTAGACCATATAGAGTGCTTTCCCAATTCGTCTGGCAAAGAATCTCGCCAGGACTCATTGAACTTACCTTCATCCGTTAGGATGTCAACAGGCTGCGAAGTTACTTCTTCTACAGGTGTCTGTTCTTCCATATATTACCTCTTGGTTAGTATTTTGATATAAGGGTCTTCTTTTTCTTCTTACCCTTTTTAAGAGCCTTAAAATCCTCACCTGTAATCTTGTTTTTGGGCTTCGCTGCCGAAGCAATCTTTTTTTGTTTTTTTGAATACATCATACTGTTCTATCTCTATCCTCAAACTTTAATGCTTTATATTTAATTTCTGCTAACTTATTGTTAACAACTACTTGTTTTTTACCATCTCTTGAAACCATAACCTTTCGATCAAAGTTCAAGAACTCTTTATTTCTGTCGCTTAATTCTATCACGTTAACACCTCCATTTTCGTAACGCTAATGCTTTTCGTGTAGGTCTTCCCTTACTATCTTTCATAGGCCCTTTAACACCACTCATTCTAGCACAAAAAGACTTACGTCTCTTGGCAGCTTTACTGCCCCTCTTTACTTTTCCAGTTACAGGTGCTTTTAAATTACTACCAGTTTTGCGGTTGTAATAAGCTCTACCTTTAGCTGATAAACCTCCTGTAGGGTTTTTATGCACTTTACGCATAGAAACGCCTTTTTTAGAAAGCAAGGTTCTCCTCTTGCTCATCTAATCCTCCTAATTCCTGATCATAACTTACTTCTTCTAAATCCCAGTCATCATTAATATTCATTAATCTGTTAAAATTATCCATAGCTCTGCTAGGAACTTGAGTAAAATATTTACTCTCAGTAAAATTTCCTTCTCTAGCATTTACATAACGAAGCTCACCTGCTGCTTCTTTCATGTGTATTTTTTTCAAAGTAGGATTTGTTGCTAAACCTGCTTTTCTTACATTTTCTATTAGATTAGGAAACTTTTTAGTCCAATTAACACCCATATTAAAAGTTAAATCAATAAGAGCTGCTTTTTGTTGAACTGTTAAAGTATCATATCCGTCAATTTGTCGAGCACGTTTGTAATGCTTGTCGAAATCTTTTTCAAAAAGTTTTTCCAAATATTTATCATCTACTATATCTCCTTCTTTGTATTGAAGTTTTTCTTCGTCTGTTAATCTATGACCTGTTCCCATAGTAAGGTAGTCACGACTATCTTTATAAACATAGTTACGATAACCTTCATTGGCTCGTATCATTAGTTTTACTTTTCTTATAAAATCTTCTTCATTCATTTTCTGATATAAGAGCCTCAATGTATCTGTACATGTCTTGCATTCCGTTACGATAGGCACACTCAGAATGAGTAAGAGTAGAACCTGCTTGATCATCCATTTGACTGAAATCTCTAAGATCATCTAAAACCTCCCCACCTTCTGGAGTCTTAAATACACGTTTATACGAACTAACTAGCTGTAATATTTGTTTATCCATCTTCTTGTACTTGTGATAAAATACTTGTTGGGTCAACAGAACCACTTAGTTTTTGTGCCGCGTCAGCTAAAGCAGGAGCTTGTTGCATAGCTTGCATCTCTTGTTGTTGTTCCATTTTAGCTTGTCGTTCTTGTTCTACAACTTCTGGGTCATTAAGAACATTCATACTAGAACTATTAGCATACCATATTTCTTTAAACAATTTGTCTGGGTCAACATTATCTAATGATTGTAACATATTAGGGTCAAGTTGTGCTAACTCGCCAAACATACGCAAAGTAGTAATTGCTCCCATTGTTTCAAATGACTTCGTTGCCATAGAAAGTCGGCCAACATAATCGACCTCATACTCCGGGCTATCCACTAGTTCTGGAGGAATGGGAGGCAAAAGATTTCTTTTTGCTAGTATATAATAAACATGATTCATTACTGGTGTAACATGTTCTTCTATATATCTAGAAACAAATGGAGATAATTGCATTAAATCAGTAGTCATACGTTCTTGTACTTCAGTAGCAGTCATATTTCTATATTCATCTAATGGTCTAAACAAATGATTAAAAAACTGACGTTTAATGCTTTCATCATGTAATTTATACATTTCTAATGCAATTCCTGGGTCACCATTAGGAGCTAAACGCTCTGGTTTGCCATTAGGATTAGTAGCTCTCCATCTAATAAATGAACCTGCACGATTACTCATACCTGATACACTATCATCATCTGGAACTAGCCATTGTGGATTAGAATGTTGTTCAGCAGAAACCATCATCGATCTATATATAACATTTGTTCTTCTAGCAGTACCAAGAACCATACTCATAGGAGAACGACCATAAATTTCTTCGTTACCAACCATAAAACGAGATACTTTGTATGGATTAAAATCAAATCCACTTTCTTTTACAATAGTTTTAGTTTCACGACATACATGGTAAGAAGCAAATGGTTTATCTGTAGATTTTTTACCTCCTACATTATAATCTTCTCTAGGTTGTACACATTGTATAAATGTATATTTTTTATCAGCTTTATTTTGTAAATCACTTTCAATATTAGGAAACTCTGCTGCTTTTAAAGCTTCTATACCAAATTTTTGTATTGCTTGACGTATAGTTAGTTTATATTCCCTACAAACTGTATCTACTTCGCCTAAATGATTTTCATCTATTCGTATATTTGATACAACAATGTTTTTAAATCGTATTATATTTTTGTCATCTTCTTCCATTGATAAACAATTAGTGCCAAAACAACCTAGTGACAACAAAGACTGAAACTCTTCTTGAGAAAAATTAGAACCAATAAGGACCTGGTGTATAATACGACTTACTTCTTCAAAATAATTAGCTACATTTTCATTAGCCATCATCATAGGAGATGGGTGTCTATATTTAGCCCAAACAGTATTTGGTGGAAACATATGAGAAAAGAAACCACTAGCAAAATTGTAGTTAGCTTCTATACAAGTATCTATCATACGTTGTGGTGGTTTTTCTTGTCCACCTACACGAATGCGATTAATATTGTCGTTTGTTTGATAGCACCAATCTGCACATTCTTGCCATAAATTCTGCCAATTACCTACGACATTGCCATTCATGGAGTCGTATTTCTTTATAATATTATGTGCGTTCATTATCCAAAATAGCTATCTTTGTTTCTACCTAGCGTAGTATTCATTCTAGTTAGAATTGTTGATGCAAATCCTCTTCTTGCACGATTAGCTTTATTTGCTAATGCTACTTGTCCTGAAACATCCTTCCTAGTAACTGGAGGTGCAGGAGGTTTTGGTGGCGGCGGTGGTGGTGGTAGTTTAAAATTAGGTTTTGATCCCATGTTATCTCCTAATAACGTCTTTTAATTTTATCAAATGGTATTAATCTGTATTTATTATCAAATCTCTCGAAACAAACGAACTCTAGAGGTTCTACTAAGCCAAAAAGAGACTTAGGGTTACCTGCGAGCAAATGTATAAACCAGGTATTTGGTTTGTCAAGATTATTGTAAGTATATTTAGTAATATAGTCAGAATGTACGGCATATGCACAACAAAATACGTCATCTGTTGATACAACTACGCCATATGTAGCACAATAGTCAAATATTTTAAAAAAATCCTTCTCATCTTCATATAACATCTTAGCTCTGTCGTATGGCCTCATATTATCATGTCCAAATCTTCATAAAACTCTAGCATTGGCTTTTTATTAGTTTTTGTTAGATAATCTTGCACCATACCATGATGCATTGCCATAAACATCATTCTAATAGCATCTGCACCATGCGAATGCTCATTATGTAATATTTTACCTGTTACTGGATTCCATTGATAATTTTTTAAATGATCTACAAGAGTTTCAGTATTTAAACTAAAAATTGTTTCTGGCAGCGATCTTCTTACTATTTCTATATCATCTCGCACAGAATTTGTTTTTGGTATAGGTCTAATATCAAAGTTAAACTCAGTACGACAATAATCTAATATGTTATGACCTGTAGTATTATTTCTTTTCTTTGCGTCATGTGGCATATAATGACCTGCATACTTGTAAGGCTTTTCATTTATTATATCTAAATAATGTTTTATGTCATGCCCGGTGTTTTCATAATAATCTATTACAAACGCTTTATTAGGTTGTATTTTAGCAAAAACAATAGCAGTAGGGTCATCCATACCTAAATCCCAAAAAGTATAAACAGGGTCATTAGGTAAGCTAATATCACGCACTTGACCATTATCTTCTATCTTTACCATTTCATAACCATAAACAGAATTAGCTACATCAGCTACAGCCTCGTTAAGATATTCCTGCCTGGCTAAAGAATACGAAATCATCTTCGAGTCAACTCTGTTCTGCACGTTGAGATATGTCATCCCTGTCAAGGGATCAATTTTATTTTCTAACTCTGGGTTTAGATTCATATCATCGCCTACCCAACAGTATCGTTTAGTTTCTTCTGGTGTTAACCACTCACAAAACCAGTTAGGGTCGTGTTTATTAGCTTCGTACATGCGATATAATTGGTTTCTTTTACCACGCATAGTACCATTCATAATAATCCATGAGTCACCTTCGTCTAATATTGGTGCTAAGAATCCTGTTACTTCTTCTTTGTGTAGAGAAAACTCAGATAATGCGTAGCCATAACCACCCTGCCCTACGAAATCTAGGTTATCTGTACCACTAAAGTTAACAACAGAGCCATTTATAAGACCTAACTTCATATCAGTATTGTTTTTGTACGACACAATCTCAGGAGGAAAGATAAGATCAAGTAAATGCCCAGATTTATTGCCAATAGTTACAATATTGTTCCATATTGCACGTTCAGCCCACTTACGAGTAGGAAATAAGTAATAATATGAGCCTACACGCTGCATGGCTCGCTTAGATAGTATACTAGCAGTCGTAACATCTTTACCATGCCTACGAGGCCAGCTAATTAACAGGTTCTTAACACCTTTGTCTAATTGTCGCCAACAGCTAGTTTGATAGAATCTAGGTCTAAGTTGTGGTAGTAATATCTTCTTCTGTGTATGCATTAGCAAAGTCTACTATTTGTATAATGATGTCCTGGTTTCTATTCTCAAGCCCTAAATATTTACCAAGTTTATCAGATGCCTGTGCATTACCTCTGTCTGACTCTTTATACAAGTGCGTAAAGAGGGCCTGCCTCATACTTTCTGTATCATTAAAGTCTATCTGATCTAAAGAACTTTGTATCTGAGAGTCTTTGTCGGCTTTCCTTTGAAACTCTGCTATCTTTTGGGCGTAAGCCCACAATTTTTTGTTATCTGCATTCTTTATGTCGTCATATATCTCTTGTGCAGTCATTTTTTTGACCAATCTATAGCATCATAGTTAGATTCGTATGCTTTCTTATCATATTTAGCATAGTTGTAGTTCTCACCATCTCTGGTTTTAGCTTTCTTCCAGTCACGCTCATCTTGAGCTTCTTGTGTAAATTTATATGGTACATTACCCTTCGGCATCATTTACCTCCTCTACATAACACATCATACATACCCACTCTTCTATATTAAAATCATTATCTAATATCTCAAAGATAGGATTCTCTTCTGTGTTGTTACAATTACATCTATCACACGTTCTATCATTCATCGCTTATTTCCAATAATACATTGAACTCTATCCCACAATACGGACAATAGGAAGGGTCATTTAAATTTTGTGGTAGGTCAAAAACATAAAAACAATTACCACAATAAGTACATTCATAATAAGAAAGGTCTTCTACTGATTCGGGTATCATGTTTCTTACATAAATGTCATTCTGATATATGTCAACCAAATTTTAGAAATGTTTTAATGGGTCAATAGCTAAAATAAAAGCAATTTTTTGACTGCCTTGGGTGGGGTCGAGGTGATGCCCTGCCCTAAATTTTTTCTATTTTGCGAGCATAATTTGGAGCCCTTTTCAAGCGAAATCTTTATGAAATATTTGCCTGGTTTTAGGCTTGCATTTTTTGAATGGCATGATCTCTGCACACGCTCGTACGCATAAGATGGCGACTCCCGGCGTTGCAAAAAGTCT